CAGGTTCTCAATGACTGCTTCAAGTGATCGTTTGCTAAGTCCTAGCTGCTGCCTTAGCTCTCTGGCTTGAATCGGAAGATCATAAGTAGCGCTATTCTTGATAGCATTGAGAACATTGATTTCAGTGATTGTCATTTCTCTTGTTATCGGCATCAATCTTCCTCCAAGTCCGTCCAGCTTTCATCAATGTGAAGAATGTCTGAGACTTTATTTTTCAGACGGACACTACCTTTTCCGTATTTTAGTAGCTCTGAGATTGTCGCTTTTGCGACTCCACAAGCACGGGCTAGATGTGTCTGTGTCATTTGCTCTTCATTCAGCTTATCTTTCACTAGCTGAATCCATTTTTTCTGTTGTTGACTCATATTTTTCCTTTCTAGTTTGGTATAATTGACTTGAAATCTTTTATGAAAGGAGGTCAAGCCATGAATTTGAATCAAATTCGTATCATAGAGGCATGCCATAAATTTCTAATTGGCATCACAAATTTCGAAGAAGAGTTACAAGATGACGTTCTCGTCTATCGTTACAAAGGTAACCTTGTCAGCTTTGAAACCTATCAAGAATATGAACAGCGGTCATTTGTAGACTATAATCTAAAATATGGCTATCTTGATGACACTAGAACTTACATAGATGACAGAGCTGATTTGATAGCAGCTTTCCCTAGCGAAGAGCACTTGAGAGCCTTGCAAAGAGTTAACGATGCTGAACAAGCTCGTGTGCAAATCTTTAAGCTACTATCTCAGGTCAATCTTGACTCTCTCTCCGAAAAAAATTCCCACATCAAAAAAGATAATTTTGGATATGATTTCTTCAATTTTGCAACTAAAGAAGAATACCCTGTTTATCTTTTTTCAGATGATGAATCATTTGAGCTAGTTGCTATCAGTTGATACAACTTCGCCTTCAAAATCAAATGACTTCAGTTCGTGAGCTAGTTCTTCTAGCTCGCGAGCTTTTTTATTGAACTCTTTACTAAGTTCAATAAATTTATCCATGTTAGTAACTTTAACTGTCACTGTCATTGAACCGATTCCCATGCATCTACCCTCCTTTTATTATTTTTGCTAAAAAGTTAGCGAACTTCTTGACAACAATAAATAAATTTATTAAAATCAAAGCATAGAGAAAAGACCTGCTAAAAAGCTAAGGCTTAACCCATAAAACCGACGCCAATCAGTTGTTTAGGCTTTATTTTTTACTTGTCTTGTTCGCTAACGACTTAGCTTACAAACGATATTGTAGTAAATTTATTAAAACCTGTCAACAGTTTTGTAGTAAATTTATTAAATATTTTTTGTCATGCCTTAGAAAGGTTGATAAATCAATGTTTTTTACATTTGAAAAGATCAAGGAATTGGCTGACAAGCAAGGTATTTCACTCAATCAACTTGAAGAACAGTTGGATTTTCCTAGAAATACCATATACAACATGAAAAAATCTACACCAAATGTTGAGCGTGTCTCAAAAATAGCAGATTATTTCAATGTCAGCACTGACTACCTTCTCGGTAGAACAGAAAATCCTAAGATTGCCGATGGCCAAGATAATACTGCAGTTGATGATCTAACTCAGCAAGCTATTGTTCTTTTTCGTAAGGAAACAGAAGGACTTTCAGCTTCTGAAAAAGAGCGGTTCAATTCTGCTCTTGAAGGTCTAATGAAGACAGCTAGACAATTGATTCAAGATGATTCTAACTGGAAGTAGGTGACTTATTGAAATACACACCGCTATCAAGGGAACAGTATTTTGACTATCACAATAAGGCTTATCAAATAATAAGCTCAATTGATAAAATGAAAGAGAACGTTAGTTATCAAGATGTCATTAAACATTTTGAACAAAACTATCCTATTCTCTTTAACTTTCTTGATTACGATGAGATGAAAGAACGTTATCCAGAATTACCTGATTATCATCCCACAGATAAAGACATCAAGTACAGAGGGCTGGTATCAAATAGAACCGTTACTTATACTGATAGGGTACTCTGCGAAAGCTGTGCTGGATTGACTGTCCCTGACCTAGACCTTGGACGCTACATCATCTATATCAATCAACATACAAACACCAAAGGACGTGTTATCTTCACGATTTTACACGAACTTAGTCACATACACTGTCACCTTAATCAAACAGAAAATCAGCCAATCTATATGTCTCTCATGAGTAAAAACGCTAGTGAGAAGTACCCGAAAGAGCTGATTCCAATTGAGAAAGAAGCTGATACAGTGGCTTCAATCCTCTACCTAACAGATGAACGACTCAAAAAAGCCCTCACAACTAGAGAGAGCTTTGAAGATATTCAACGTGAAACAGATATTAGCAAACCAGCACTACACAACAGACTGATGAACTATCTCATCTATAACTTGCAGTATGCTGAAAGCTACGCCCTCAAGTTAGTTTTAAACTACCGTCAAGGTGGAGGGCAGATTTTTAACATTTTACGGTTACAATAAAAACAAAAGGAGACAACAATAATGGCATTATTTGGCGGAAAAGATAAAGAAATTGAAGTAGAACTCTTTACATCAGAGCCTAACGAACGTGTTTTTGAATTCAAAAAATCAAAAACAATTGTACGTATTGATGATTACTTCATCAGAATCGCAAGAAAAAGCAACATGTCAAATATGTTGCTACATGGCTTAGATGGAGAAAAGTCAATTCTATTATCAGAAATTACAGCTTATCAACTCAAGGAACCTAGTTCAACTGTTGGCTATCTACAATTGGTTTATCCTGGTTCATCTGATACTAAGGGCGGTGTTTTCGATGCAGTAAAAGACGAAAATACAGTAACCTTCAGTAAAGATGAGAAAATAGCTATTCTTGAGCTTAAAAATGCTATCGAGAATGCGTTGAAAAATAAAGTTAAAAAATAAAAAAAGCCCTACGCTCAACTTTGGTCGGTGCAAGCGTAAGGCAATTGTGGATAGTGAGAAACCTGCTTTAGCAGTAGGTCTCTTTACTATACCCATTTTATCAAAAAATGAGGTGAAAAACAAATGGCTTATTATCGAAAACGTGATAATGGCTGGGAATATCGCATTTCATATAAAGATGAGAGCGGTAAGTTCCGTCAAAAGTCTAAGAGTGGTTTCAAAACCAAAAAACTTGCTCAAGCAGCTGCTAGGGATATTGAGAAAAAACTATCTCAAAATATCCTGACCGATGGAGAAGTTACTCTATATGATTTTGTCAAAACTTGGTCAGAAGTTTATAAACGTCCTTATGTAAAGGATAAGACCTGGGAAACCTACACAAAGAACTTTAGACACATCAAAACCTATTTTAAAGATATAAAGGTTAAGGATATAACACCACTCTATTATCAAAAACGGCTAAATGAATTTGGGGAGAAATATGCTCAAGAAACTCTTGAGAAGTTCCACTACCAAATCAAGGGAGCTATGAAAGTAGCTGTGAGGGAACAAGTTATTCATTTTAACTTTGCTGATGATGCAAAGGTTAAATCACAAATTGAATCAAGAGCTGAGGAAAATGACTTCTTAGAAGAAAGTGAGTATAAGGCTCTTTTATCCCTCACAAGAGAGAATATCCAGTATGTATCCTATTTCACTCTCTACCTTCTTTCTGTCACTGGTTTGCGGTTCTCAGAGGTCATGGGACTAACCTGGAATGATGTTGACTTTAAAAATGGCATACTGGACATCAATAAAGCTTTTGATTACTCAAACACTCAAGATTTTTGTGACTTGAAGAATAATCCATCAGAAAGAAAAGTTCCTATTGATAGGAAAACAATAGAAATCTTATATGTGTATAGACAAAACTATTGGCAAGCAAATATCAAGAATAGAATCTGTTTTGGTGTATCTAATTCAGCATGTAATAAGCTAATTAAAAAGATTATAGGCAGACCCGTCAGAAACCATACGCTGAGGCACACATACGCATCATTTTTGATTTTGAATGGTGTTGACATTGTGACCATCTCCAAGCTTCTTGGTCATGAAAGTCCAGATATTACTCTGAAAGTTTATTCACATCAAATGGAAGCACTAGCTGAGAGAAACTTTGAGAAAATCAAAAATATTTTTCTAGCGTCATAATTTGGGGCGGATTTGGGGCGAACAACTCAAAAACCCTTGATATATAAAGAGTATTTAATCCGTCTACCGCCTTAAATATAAAAGATTTTATCCAAAGATAACAAAAAATCAACGATTGTTCGTTGATTTTTTTGTTATCAGAATTATTTTTTTAAATCCAATAATTGATAAGGTATAGAAGATTGACTATCTCTTAATGAATAGCTTTCTAATTCATTGACATTATCCCTTAAAATTTGAGACTCTTTAGAACTAATTAAACCGTCCCTTTCAAATTCAGAGATTGTTCTGCGTTCCAAGTAATATCCTCTTAGGGTTTCATTTAAAATATCTGGCGTTATGCGTGCAATGACACGTTCTACAAATAAACCTGATTTAATTAATTCTGCGTCTCGAATGCGTTCATTTTGTAAGAAATCTATCAAAGTTGCATTATAATAACCTTCCATATCTTCTAGCGTTTCTAAAATGAGGTCATTATTTGATAAGTACAAATCTGTTAAGTGCTGACGATTGACTTCTGCTAACAACCGTTTCCTGTTTTTGAAATGTTTTTTCCGATTTCGTATTCCTTGTCCAAATGTTAAAAACTCATGAACAATACCACGAATAACACGCATAAGAATCGTTAAACTATAAGTGATATTTGACACAAAGCTACGATTAACTTGGCGTTCTAAGTATTTTAAATAACGTTGGTAAATACGATATTCTTTGATAGAAATATTGCCATAACGATAAGCAGCTTCAAGTCCATCGCTTTCTATACTAAGCATCATCAGTTGCAATTCAGCTAAGTCCTTCTTAATGTCACTAGATTCTTGTTCTAAAATGAGATGACGAATACGGCTATTATAATTATCTATAACTGCATAAAATGAAGCTTGATTTTCAGAACTCTTACCATCTTCTTCTAAGACAGATAATACTTTTGTTAAAATCGATAGACGTATTAAATAATCATCTTTCACCTGTAAGGGAGGCGCTAACTTTGGTAATACTAAAAGTCCCGTTAAAAAACTCATTAACGTTACTGCACCAACAGTGAAAAGAATCAAACTATACCCCAACTCTCCTATGACTGAGTGCTTGGGTAATAAGAGTATTGTTGCTATGGAAACACTTCCTTTAACTCCTGAAAAAGTCAACAGTTGAATCTCTCTCCAATACTTTTTAAATGATTTATGGTATTTGAAAGATCTCCAAGCATAAAAGCAAGAAACTGCTAGAAAGCGAACTAGAAAAAGTGTGCAAGTAACTAAAACAACAATACTAATAAGATCAAAATTACTATAAGCGTTACTTGTTAAAAGAGGACCAATGATACGTGTCAGTTCTCTTCCAAATATTAAGAAAACTAAACCATTTAAAATAAAATTTAAGGTTTCCCAAATAACAGAGGTAACGCGATCTACTTGAGCATCAAAGAGAGTCACTTTTTTCAAACGATTTGCTTGCATTACTCCTGCCACTACCACCGCAATAATAGCTGAAAATCCCAACAAATCAGCAACGAAATAAGCAACAAAAGGTAAGGTTAATTCCAAAAGTAGAGCCCCTGTAACATCAGCAGCATCAAATTTCTCTAGGACAGTGAGACATAACCTCATTAGAAAAGCAAAAAGCAAGCCAATTAAAAAACCACCCATTATGGCCAATGCTAACTTGAGACTAGCTTTTGCTAAGGAGAAATAACCTGTTACAAGGGCTGTTAAAGCAAACTGGAAGGAAACTAGACCACTAGCGTCATTTAAAAGACCTTCCAATTTGAGGATATTTTCTGCCCGTTTAGGAAATTGAAACCTCTTAGCAATCGATATAAAGGCAACGGCATCTGTTGGGCCTAAGGCTGCTCCAAGCGCAAAGCATGCCGCAAGTGGTAAACTAACTGGCAAAAGGTGCCCTGCTACATAACCAACGACAATAGCTGTTAAAAATACCGTTGGTAAGATTAAGTAAAGAATAATAGCCCGATACTTTATAAAACTACCAATATCACTTTCTTGACCTTCCCTAAAGTTCAAAGGAGCAATAACAAAGGCAAGGAATAACTCAGGATCGATATGGACTTGTGACTTATGAAAAACTAAGCCAGAGAGAATCCCAAAGACCAACTGGATAAATGGTAATGGTAATTTAGGAAATATCCTATTGATAACATTAGATAAAATCAAAAACAGGAGAAAGCTGACTATTAGAATAGTTTCTTCCATATTATTCCTCCTTCATAACATCTATCAATTCTTTCTTCAATTTCTCAATTTTATCATCGATTTTTTTAGTATCTTCTCTCTCCAATCGACAGCGACATCTTTCTTTTTCAAGTATTATTAATTTCTTCTTTTTCTTCTTTACTTTACTTAAGTGAACATTTGAAAATTCTTGATTTTTAGAAGAAAGGTATTTATCTTTTAGTCGATTCAATTGTTCTTCCAAAGATAATTGAGACATCATGACCTCCTATTTAATGACCAAATTATTAATAATAAGTATTTTTTCTTTCATCGGCTATCTCTAGTATAACACGCATTTCTTAAATTGATAGATTTTAAGAATATCGTTGCTCATTATCTCCATATGTGGTAGACTAACAACAATTTAAATAGGAGGTTAACCAATGAAAAAATTAACAAAAGGCAGCCACATTCGTGTTCTTAGTCCCTCTTCTTCCATTGAGCGTCTGGGTGGTTTTGAGGCTAACCTATTAGCCAAAGAAGTACTAGAAAAGCTGGGATTTCAAGTGTCATTCTCTAAGCACTATCTAGAAAATGATATCCTCTATTCTGCTTCGATTACTAGCCGTGTAGAAGATTTACATGAAGCATTTGCCGACCCTTCTGTTGATGCCATATTAGCAACCATTGGCGGATTCAATTCCAACGAGCTTTTACCATATTTAGATTATGATTTAATCTCTAAGAATCCCAAAATAATTTGTGGTTACTCAGATTCAACGGCCTTCCTTAATGCTATTTTTGCCAAAGCAAAAATCCAAACTTACATGGGCCCTGCTTATTCTTCTTTCAAAATGAAGGAAGGTCAACCTTACCAAACACAAGCTTGGCTTACTGCCATGACAGAAAACCACTATGAACTTTGGCCTAGTGAAGAATGGTCTAGTGATCCCTGGTATGATCCCAGCAAACCACGCCAATTTTTCCCAACAGAATGGAAAATTTATAATCACGGAAAAGCTTCCGGTACGATTATCGGAGGTAATCTCTCTACGTTTGGCCTACTTCGAGGTACTCCTTATGCACCGAAAATTGAACGCTATGTCCTCTTGATTGAAGAGGCTGAGGAAAGTAATTTTTATGAATTTGACCGCAACCTTGCTGCAATTTTACAAGCTTATCCTCATCCACAAGCTATTCTTATGGGGCGCTTTCCTAAAGAATGCGGCATGACTCCACAAGTCTTTGAATATATCCTTTCAAAACATGCTATTTTCAAGGAAATTCCTGTTATTTATGATATGGATTTTGCGCACACCCAACCTCTTTTGACAGTGACTATTGGAGCTGAGCTAAGCGTTGACACTACTACATTATCTCTATCTATAAAAGAATAAAAAAATACTCCTGCTACTCATCTGAGTAACGGGAGTTTATCATTTAGAGTTACCAAATAATAACACGTTTTTCAACTGGACGCCACATGTTATCACCATCTTTAACATCAAACTCTTTATGGAATTCTTCAAAATTCGTTACTGTAATATTAGTTCGCCATTGTGCTGGGGCGTGAACATCTACACTAGCTAACATTTGCATATACTCATCACGTGCCTTCATACGCCAAATTGTCGCAAAGTTAATAAAGAAATCCCTCGCTGAAAAATCTGACTCACGCTGCGCAGCTTCTAAAGCACAAGCAACTCCACCTAAATCTGCAACATTTTCTGATACTGTTAGTTTACCATTGACTTTTGCGCCATAAGATTCCAGTCCATCAAACTGCTCAACTACTTTATCTGTAAGTTTTTTGAAAGCTTCAAAATCTTCATCAGTCCACCAATTATTCAAACTTCCATGTTCATCAAATGAAGCTCCATTAGTGTCAAAAGCGTGTGATATTTCATGTGCAATCACTGCACCAATTCCCCCATAATTTGCTGATGAACTTTGCTCTAAAGCATAAAATGGTTCTTGTAAAATGGCTGCTGGGAAGACAATTTGGTTTTGTTGTGGATCATAATACGCATTGACCATGTGGGCAGGCATATGCCATTCACTTCTATCAACTGGTTTATTCCATTTACTCCAACCATAGGCTATTGAAATTTTGTCTAAATTAGTAGCATTTTCGACAAGCGATAGTTTAGGATCAATGATTTTTTTAGTATAAGTCTCTGGTAGTTTCTCAGGGTATCCAATATGTGGTGTGATAACATTAAGTTTCATAATAGCTTTTTCTCGCGTTGACTGTGCAAGCCAATCCGCCTTTTCTAAGCGTGACTTATAGACATCAATCATCGTTGCAATCTTATGCTCAACATCAGCTTTAGCTTCTGGAGAGAATTTTTCTCCTGCATACCACAAACCTAGAGCTTGATTGTAAGGTCCTGAAGCAAGGTAGTAAGCTGCTTTTTTCTTATCCATTGCTTGTGGTGTGCCTGATAAAGCTCGACTGTAAACTCCCGATTTGATACGAATATCATCAGTTAAGTAAGCATTATAGGCATTCGCAGCTGATAAAATAAGATCTGCCTTTAATAATTCCCAATTAGATTCTGAGTAATAGTCAGATGCAAATTCTGTCCAGAAACGTTCTTCAGGAACAATAACTTTATCTGGTTTTTGTCCTAATATCTTTTGGAAAATAGCATCTAATGGAAGTTCAGGTGCTAATTTTGTGAAATCTTCCCAGTTATAAGGATGGTAAAGTTTAACATATTCCGAACTCTCTTCGCGAGATAAGACATATTGTGCCAATTTTGCATCCAATGCTAAAACCTTATCCAAGATATCTTTAATTTCCTGTTCTGAAAGGCCAAACAAAGGCAGTAGGTCTTCTTGACTTTTACGCCAAAAAGCAAGGAGTTCCTTTCCTTTTTCATTATCTTCACTATAATAAGTTGTATCTGGTAAAATAATCCCAGGCGCTTCAGCCCAAAGTACATTCAATTGAGCATTCATAAAGTCAGGAGCCACACCAAATGGAAATTCATTTGGTTTACCCTCTAGTTCATATTCTGCAACTTTTGATGCAAACTCAGAGAAAGATTGTAGGCCTTTATATTCTTCAATTAATGGTAATACTGGTGATACTCCTACCTCTTCACGTTTTTGATAATCAGCTGTCATTTTATGAAAAGCAATAAAATGATTTAAAATCGTATCACTTGGTTTATTTTCATCAGCCAGCCACTTATCTGTCGTTGACAGCATTAATGCTTCAATGTCATCAGCAAGATCAGAAAAACCACCTGTCCTTGGTTTGTCATCAGGAATAACAGCTGTCTTAGCCCACTCCCCATTAACCGCTTGGTAAAAATCATCTTGATATTTTATCAT